AGCAAGCGCAGCTACCCGAACGAGGACATCAAGAACCTCACGATCGAGCGCGCCAAGACGATCTACTTGTACGACTTCTGGGCCCAGTCCGGCTGCGAGGTCGCGCCGGACTGCCTGAAGTTCGACCTGTTCGACGCCGGGGTGCAGCACGGCCAGGAGCGCGCCCGGAAGCTGCTCCAGAAAGCCGCCAACGTGACCCCGGACGGCGTGATCGGCCCGAACACGCTCATGGCGATCCAGTCGTCGAACGCGTACCGCTTGAAGCTGCGCTTCAACGGCCACCGGCAGCTGCTCATGGCCGGATTGCCCAACTGGGACGCGAATTCCGAGGGTTGGGCCCGCCGCATCGCCACGAACCTGCTGATGGACTGACCGTGCTGACCCGCGCGCTCAAGTTCGTCGTCGATGTGGGCTTCACCGTCCTCGTCGTGCTCGCCTGCATCGCCATGTTCGCGCTCGCGCCGTGGTTTGACTCACCCCCAAGGAGCTAGATCATGGATTGGAAAGACATTGCACCGGCTGTCGGCAAGGCCGCGCCCATTCTTGGAACGCTGCTCGCTGGTGCGACTGGCGGCGTGAGCGTCGCGGTGGGGGCGCTCATCAGCGCAGCCCTCGGCACGGTGAACACGCCTGACGCCATCAGCACCGCCATCGCAACCGATCCGCAGGCCGCACTCAAGCTCGCGCCGTTCGAGTCGGACAACAAGATCAAGTTGCAGGCGATGGTGTTCGCGCACGCAGAAGTGCTGATCGCCGAGGGCACCAAGGCGATTCAGGCTGACGTGGATGACCGCAAGAATGCGCGCGACACGGCAGTGGCTGGCGCGACCACGCTGCCGCTGTTCATCATGTCGTGCATCCTCATCACCATCACGCTCGGCACAGAAATCACGGTGTTGTTCCACGGGCTGCCGGCCAACGTCGATCCGCTGATCGTCGGCCGTGTGCTCGGCCTCATGGATGCGGTTGCGCTGATGGTGCTCACGTTCAACTATGGAAGCTCGACCGGCAGCAAGCGCGCCACCGAACTGCTGGCGCAGTCAGCGCCGGTGAGCCCGACGAATGCCCCATGAGCGGCCGCGCGAGCCCCATGACGCTCGACGAGGCCTGCGCCTACGTCGCGAAGCAGGTCGGCTGGACCCCAGCGCAGCGCGCGCAGCACCGGGAAGACGTGCGGCACGCGCTGCGTGCGGGCAACTCCGTGGTTGAGATCGCCGAGTCGTACCGCTTCCGCGTCGAGGCCGCCACGCAGTCCTTCAGCCGTCCGCTCGGGTGACCGTGGCCACGAAGCAGAGCGTCGCCGTCCAGAAGGAGCTTGCGCTCCGGGTGCTGTGCAAGCGCCGGTTGATCCCGTTCACGCAGCGGATCAACCCGCGCTACCACGCCGGCTGGGTCCACAACGACATCGCCCGCCGCCTTGAGCGGTTCAGCGACGACGTGGCGAAGGGCCTGAGCCCGCGCCTGATGCTCCTGATGCCGCCGCGGCATGGGAAGTCGGAACTTGCCTCCCGGATGTTCCCCGCGTTCCACCTCGGTCGGCACCCTGAGCACGAGATCATCGCCTGCTCGTACAACGTCGGCCTGGCCCTGACCTTCAGCCGCAAGGTGAAGGAGGTGTTCGAAAACCCGAACTACCAGAGCGTCTTCGCCGCACGCCTGAACCCGAACCACCAGGCCGCCGAAGAGTGGAGCATCGACCAGAACTCCGGCGGCTACGTCGCTGCCGGCGTCGGCGGCGGCATCACCGGCAAGGGCGCGCACGTCCTCATCATCGACGATCCGATCAAGAACGCCGAAGAGGCCGACAGCGCCGACGTGCGCGAGAAGCTCTGGGACTGGTACGGCTCGACGGCCTACACCCGGCTCGCGCCGGGCGGCGGCGTGCTCATCATCGAGACGTGGTGGAACGACGACGACCTGGCGGGCCGGCTCCAGAACACCATGAAGGAAGACCCGGAGAACGACCAGTTCGAGGTGGTGAAGTACCCGGCGATCGCAGAGGCTGACGAGTGGATCGACCCGGCCACCGACGAGATCGTGCGCCTGGACGTGGGCTTGCAGCTCGACGACCCGGCCACCGTGGCCGCCGTACGCCAGGCCCTCGTGCCTGAGGTCGCCGGGTTCCAGTTCCTGCGCGCCAAGGGCGCGCCGCTCCACCAGGAGCGCTACGACCTCCTGAAGCTGAACCGGATCAAGCGCACGCTGCAGCCGCGCCACTGGTCCGCCCTGTTCCAGCAGAACCCCGTCCCCGACGATGGCGACTACTTCCTGAAGAGCCAGTTCAAGCGCGGGGCGCTCCCACCGCTCAAGCGCAGTCATGTCTACATCGCGTGGGATTTCGCCATCAGCGTCAAGAAACAGAACGACTACACAGTCGGCACAGTGATCCTGCAGGACGACGACGACGTGGTCCACGTGGCCGAAGTCATGCGATTCAAGTCGAACGATTCGCTCTTCATCGTAGAATCTATCTTGAATCTAACTTCGAGGTGGAACACGACCGGCATCCAGCTGGGCTTCGAAGACGGTCAGATCTTCCGTGCGATCGAGACGCTGCTCAAGAAGCGCATGCGCGAACGGAAGATGTACCCGTCCGTCGTGACCCTCAAGCCCCTGACCGACAAGCTCGTGCGGGCGCGACCCCTACAAGGACGGATGCAGCAGGGCATGGTGAGCTTTAACGAGTCAGCCGAGTGGTACGACACGGTGCGGTCAGAAATGCTGCGCTTCCCCGCTGGCTTGCACGATGATTGCGTGGACAGCCTGGCCTGGGCCGCCCAGATGGCGCTCGGCCAAGAGCCGCCGGCCAAGATCAAAGTCAAGGAACCGGCGTCGTGGCGCGACCGGCTGCGCGCCGGGGCCAAGGGCGTGAGCCACATGGCGGCCTGAGATGAGCTTCACCTTCCTCGACACGTTCACGGGCGGTGCCGTCGGGAGCAATGCGCTCGCCGGGCACACCCCCGACACGACCTCGAACACCTTCAAGCTCGTCAACCTGGACGGGTCGTTGGCCGACGCGCTGTCGGGCAGCGGTATCCTGTACGCCCCAACGTCAGGCGGGGCGTTCGTCCAGGCGCGCGTCGACGCGACGGGCCTCAGCTACCCGTACACCTTCGGCGTCACGGCGCTGCAAGGCTGGGACACCGGCGGCTCGGCGGCATACCCCGCGCAGGCCACGCAGGCCAACTACTTCAACGTCGCGACGTTCGGCAACCTCGGGGCCAGCATAGCGGCGCGCATCTACAACATCAGCGCGGGTTTCAACGCCGTGTCAGGGCTCAACGGCTCGCTTGGGAACGTCGCGTATGCGGCAGGCCTCTACGCCGTCTTGGACATCGTCAGCTCCACCGGCAACACCTACTTCCTGCCGGTCCCGATCGGCGCGGGCCCGTGGGATGTCTCGATCTCCGCGGACGCCCTCTACACCGAGCTTGTGGTGAACGGCTCGGTCGTCGCCAGCACGACGCTCGCGGTCGGCTCGCTTGCCGGGGTCTTTGACATCCAGCTGCGCGTCGGCATGGGCATCTCGTCTGCTTTCCTCGCGCCGCCTGTAGCCGGCTTCTGGACTGGCTTCATCGAAACGAGTGAGACGCCATGACGACCTTCTTCTCGGTCGCCGGTGGGGCGGGGGACCAGACGGTCCCGGCCGCGACGGCCGCATTCCACCTGAAGTTCGTCAGCAACCCGTCCATGCCCACGACCGGACTGCAGTGGTACTCGAACATCCGCCCCAATGTGGCGTTCGGGTACATGCAGCTGTCGTACTACCGCAGCCCCGGCACGCAGTACATCACCTTCGCCACCGCGGTGGGTGGGCCGGGCAGCAGCTCGCTCGGCTCGTTCGTGACGATCAACATCACAGGCACACCCGACATCGAGGTCTACGTCACCGCGACCACGGCCTACCTGTTCATCGCCGGCTCGCTGGGCGTGATCTTCACGCACAACCTCACCTACAGCTCGGCCTACCCGGCCAACCAGACCGACCCCGGATCGCAAGTGACCTCATTCCTCGGAGACGACGCGGCGCTGCCCGCGCTGAACTTCTGGACCAACTTCGTCGAAACGACAGAAACACCATAGGGGCACACCATGCCAGTTGACGCCGCAAAAGCCAGCCACGTCTGGAACCGCTACTGTTTCGCCCGAGACAACGGCCACAATCGCTACGTGATGAAGGCAGACCTGTGCGAGCGCCACTTCGCCGGCGACCAGTGGGACGTGCAGGACAAAGCCCGCCTGGCGCTCGTGCGCCGTCCCGCGCTCACGATCAACAAGATTCTGGGTACTGTCGGCAATGTGCTCGGCGAGCAGATCGGCAACCGCAGCGAGATCGCGTTCCGGCCGCGCAATGGCGCCAACGCGGCCACCGCCGACACCCTGAACAAGGTCTTCAAGCAGATCAGCGACGCCAACCAGCTCGACTGGAAGCGCAGCGACATGTTCGCCGACGGCATCATCGGCTCGCGCGGCTACATCGACATCCGCTTGGGCTTCAACGACCAGATGCAGGGCGAGGTCGTCTACGAGCACCTGAATCCGAAGAACGTCATCCCCGACCCCGACGCTGACCAATACGACCCCGACACGTGGAGCGAGGTCTTCACGACGAAGTGGGTCACCGCCGACGACATCGCGGTGCTCTACAGCCCGGAAGACGCCGAGTTCCTGCGCAACCGCGAGAGCAGCGCGTTCCCCTACGGCTACGACTCCATCGAGCTGGGACGCGACCGCTTCGGCAGCCGCATGTCCTTCGGCTACCACACTGGCCAGGACGACTCGAACGTCCTGCGCAACATCCGCCTGATCGAGCGCCAGTACCGCGAGCTGGACAAGCAGAAGCACTTCGTCGAGGTCGACACCGGCGACATGCGCCCGATCCCGGCCGACTTCACCCGCGACCGCATCGCGTTCTTCGTCCAGAAGTTCGGATTCAAGGTCGTCACGAAGCTGGTGCGCCGCATCAAGTGGACCGTGATCGCTGACAACGTAGTGCTGCACGATGACTGGAGCCCC